ATCAACCACTTGCCATCAACCACATACCGACATGCAGGTGTGCCTGTTATCGTAAAAGAGTTAATACATGGGATGGTAAACGTGTCGGCGCTAGTAACAGTGATTGTTGCGTTCCCGCACATGGCGGTGCCGCCTGTGCCTGCGCTATAAGCAATACCAATTTTTTGACCTGTCGAAAGCCCGTGGGCTACTTTGGTCACAGTGATGGTGTTTCCGGATTGGCCGTAAGTACCTGCTACGGGAGCCGCATCAGTGGAAAACAAGTCTATTTGACCTGCGTTTGCGCCTCCCTTGACCGCGATCGCCTTAATGCGTGAACGCTCTTCAGGAATAATAAACCCAGTTTGATTTAGATATCTTGACGAAACGTCAGTTTGCATAGCCATGATTAACTCCTAGAAAGTCAAAAGCCCACCTAAGTGGGCGGAGTTAATTAGCCTGCGGAAACCGTCAAAACGCCTGAGTCATTCCAGAGTTGGCCAACAACCTCAGGGTCTGCTGCGGGGAGGTCGGTAATGATAACCGTGGTGCCATCAATAGAAACAGCGCCTGTCGTGGTCAACGTGGTGGCGGCTACAGCGCCAGTAACAGCGCCAGTGATATCGCCTTCAAAGCCGTTGTCCGATTTGACTGGGCCCGAGAAAGTAGTACGGCTCATGATAAATCCTTTGTATTTTGCAGTACATCGTCCTATAGTCTCTGCATCGTCCGCTGGGTCGGTCTATAGGACTGGGGTATCCCAGACTTAGTATGTTTATACACCGAATATCGTTTAAACGCAACAAAAAACCCCGCCTTGTGAGCGGGGTTCTTTTTCACAGGGCTTATTTTATTAAGCGCCTGCTGAGCCGTACATACCGAGCGGATCAGACCAGCCGAAGCTGTAACGCTCACGAGCCTTGTAGCGGACGTTGCCGGTGTCAAAATCACCATCCATGCCGGTTGACATTGGCGAACGAACAAAGTGCTTCAAGCCGTTAGGAACGTCAGTCTTCAAGAACCATGCGTTGGTGTCGGTCAAGAAGTGGTTGATCGTGTAACCCTCAGGGATCGAACCGTTGTTCTTGATGGCGTTGATATCGTTATCAGCGGTACCAACACGCAATTCCGTCTCCAACAGGCGGGTAGCCACAAACTGGAGTGCGGGAGGAACAATCAGCTTTACCGGGCGGGCGGCGATCAAGAGACCACGCTCGTCAGTCCAACCAGCGATCTGGATAACAGCGTTTTCCAGAGAGGTTTCGTTAAGGTCAGCAGCAACCGAAGGAATGTTGCTGTTGGTGCCACCGGAGGTCAGGGGGTGAGCATCAGAGAACAATGCAACACCATCACCGCCAGCATACGAAGCGCTAAAGCCGTTATTCAAAACAGCAGCAGCCTTAACTTGCTTGGTGTAAGACATGGCACGAGCCAATGCTTTGGTGTAGCGAGCCGAGAGCGAGTCATAGAGGTTGTCCTCAATGGCTTCTTCGGTCAAGCTAAAACCCAATGCGATGGTTTCGTGGTTGTAACGAGCCGTGAAAGCTTCCTGTGCGTTGTCATATGCAATGGCAGAACCTTCGTTCTTAACCGGTGCAGCTGAGAAGCCAGACAGCTTGGTCTCTTCTTCGAATGAACGCTCAGAGGTCTCGGTTTCGTAGATCTCTTTGTGCTCTTCATCGTAGCGCTTGTACTCCAAACCGAACAAAGCGTTCAGTCCGGGCAAGAGCTCTTTCAGTAGTTGTGCGCGTGAAATAGCCATTTTTTACTCCTTAAACGCCAACGGCGGTGTCGTATGCATGCATGCCGAAGTTGATCTTCACGATCACCTCAGGATACAGCGTGTTGCCGCCAGAAACGTAGGCGGTATCCGGCACAACATCAACAATGCGGATTGGCAAAGTATCGGTCGTAGCAGTCGAATCGAGGATTGCGACTTGTGAGTTACCTGCATTGGTAATGCCGGTATTGTCCACGATGGTGGCGTTTTCACCAACAGCCGTAAACTGAACGCCGGTCACAACAGTAGTGCCAGAAACAACAGCAACTTGGAACAATGCATCTGGATCATCACAAACGTAAGCAGTGATAAAGCCAGAGGTAACGGTCGTGCCGCCAACAAAGTTCTGCTGGAACTGCAACTGACCCGTGCTGGGATTGATGAACTCACAACCAAGGAAAACACCAACAAAGCCGCCCGTGGGTTTAGCTGTAGTAGCAGCCGAACGAGCAACAGTACCGTCGTTAACCTTAACTAGCAAATCACCGTAGCCAATCGAAGTGGCGTAGGCGCTTGCGATGCGCATTTTGCGCGTAGCCCCTGCAAAGACTTGTCCACCGATCAAATTGACCGGCTTAAAGCCATAGGGCTTATTTGTTAACTCCAAATTAAATTAGTAATCATTTAAGAACCTTTACCAAAGCTAGTAGTGGATTTACGCTCTCTAAACAAGGGCATCCGTGCATCGCTTTGGCGCATGAAGTTGTTATCGACTGCCTCAGTTTGTTGCTCGCTTTGTTTGGCGTAATAGTCATTACGTTGATCAACAAGTTCTTGAGGTGCCTTACACAACAATAGACCACCGACTTCGATATTGTCTTTAAACCGAGAGTTAGGGTCTATAAGGATTTTCATTTGTGGCTGCTCGTCGGCAAGAACGGGCTCCCAACCTTCACGATATCGCGCAGAGATATTTCGGGGATCAGCGTTGTTCATGAGTGACACACGGATCCAGCGATAAGCATAACCAGCCTCACGAATGGGTTCCGGCAGAAGCTCTGGCGGTCTCCAAACTTTAGGACGCGAAGTTTGCTCACGATCTTGCGATTGACGTGGAATACGGTTTTCAGCCATTTTGGTTCTCCAGTTCAGCCATCTTCTTTGCGTATAGCTCAAGAGGTATTCCTAACTTCTTGGCCACGTTTTGCTGCGTTTTTGTCAGTCGAATTTTCTTCGGGGCTGACGTGCGTTGAGCCGGAGCTACAACGGATTTTGGGCGACTAACCTGCTTGGGTTCTTCCGTATCTACTTCGACATCGTCGAACTTTTCTGGAAACGCCTTACGCATGGCATCGTCGATTTTATGATAATACTCATCAGTTCTAGTATAAGCCTCTCCGTATTGACGAACAAGTTTATTGTGAACCCCATAAGCATAACCAGTCATATCTTCATCCCCCGGTCGTTCAAACCAAGGGTTTTTCTCTGCCCAACTTACAACCCTATCGTCCAATTGGGGCGCTGGTTGTGCGGGTTGAGCTGATTGCTGCTGAGTATATTCTACATTGTCGTTTTTACGCAACTCGACAGGTTTAAAGTTCTGTACCTGTTGCATCTCAAACTGTGCTTTATATAACTCTTCTTGTGCTGCAACCGCAGCGTCGGTGTCGCCTACATCCAAAGCGGCTTTCAATTTAGCCCGAGCGTTATTCAGCCCAACCTCGGCTAGAGACTTAGATTTGTCGATATAGGCGTTTGTACCTACACTGACGTACTCTTGGAGGCGCTTGTTTTCTTCCGCCATTACCTTAGCCACCCGCTCTAACTCCGCTTTCTCACGGGTTAGTGCTTCAGCTTTACGGCGTTCATCATGGCGGGCGTGAGTCAGCTCTTTCAGGCGTTTTTGTACCTTGGCGCTATACTCATTAAGCTCGTCTTCCGTGGGTTCTTCAACCTCTTTATCCAGCGGTTTACGATTACGATCTTCTGGTGGAGTATCATCTACAACCTCAATCTCGGGCTCGGAAGAGCCGTCATCCTCTAGCTCTAACTCAAACTCTTTTTCAGTCTGGTCAGGCTTCTGCGCCTGCTCATCAGGGAATTTAAATTGTTGCATGTCCTACTCCTTATTTACGCTTAATTCCTCTGGGGTCAGTAACGACCGCCTCAACAGTGTCATCGTTAATTAGACGGAACTCTTTGCCATGGATAACAAGTCGGCTACCTGAATTCGGGCGCACAAGAATAAAATCACCTTGTTTGCACCAAGGGCCGGACGGGAATCTGGTCGTGTCTTTATAGCAATCAGGCCCCATAGCAACTACGAACAGAACAGTCGTCAATACCTCTTCGTAATGGATTGTCTGATCGGCTTTGATAAGGCCGCTCTCATATTCTTTCTCGATATCTGGAATCGCACAAAGAATATGATACCCAGATGGTTGTGGTAGTTGGGAGGCTTTCTGCTCAGCCGTTGCTTCGGTATTGATTGCGCCCACGATTTGCGGATTATCGGGGTTTCGTGCAATGAGGATTTCACTCATCGTTTTGCTCCATAGCTTCTTTGAGGTCCAAAAGGTCGCGTTCTGCATAGGCTAGGCCCTCGATTACCCCACACAGACGTTTATACTCTTCGTGATTCTTGCAAGCACCTGAAGCAAGCGTGTCTGCAATATCGTTCATACGTACGCGAAGTTGCTTATGCAATACTTCGTAAGCATTCATTATTTCTCTCCAGTTGGTTTAGCTTGTTGCATCTGAGCCTGTGCCTTGGCGACATCGATACCCATCCGCATACCTTCAGCTTTCATCTTGTCCTGCATCTCTTCAGCCTTTAGCCCGGCTTTCAATAGCTCTAACTGCTGTTGAGACTCCAACTTAGCGCGAGATTGGGCGGTTTGTGCCCCGACACGCATACCTTCTTTCTCCATCTCGGCCTGTAACTTCTCTCTTTCAAGCGCTAACTTGTCTGCTTGAGCAGCCGCATCAGCAATCATCTGCTTCTCTTTAATCTCAACTTCTTTGGCTTTGATTTGTAGTTCAGCCTGCTGCATCTGAATAACTGGATCTTGCTGCATTTCAGCATTCTTTTGAGCTTGCGCCTCTGCCTGATGTTTACCAAGTAGCTGTGCAGACGCTTCTGCTGCCAAGCGAGAGAGCTCCACTTCAATCTCTTCTGGGAGATCTGCATCTGGCGGTGGGAGGCTGACACCCATCTGACGCTGTAGTTGTTCACGGTAAGCAAATGCCACGTGTTCGGCGATGTGTGCCTGAGCGGCTTGCATCATTACCTGCGCCTGTGGGTTTTGTCCCATCACCTGCATCAACACGGGATCCTGCATAGCTGCCATGTGAACACGGATATGCGCCTCATGGTCTTGGTACATGAACGCTTTAACAGGCTTGCCATTCAGGATGTTCATGTTCTCACTGATCGGATCAACCGGCTTCTGGTCTTCATCCAACGGAACTAACTCATCAGCATCTTTAATGTTGAGTACATCCAACATCTGGCGGTGTAGCTTTGGCAGGTTATAAATCTGTGGTGCCATCTGCGCCAACTGGATCACTGCCTGATACTGCACGACACGTTGAGCCAGTGTGCTGGCGTTAGGATCACTTACTGGAATAATCTCGACGTAGCTGTAGTCCTCACGACGTGCGCGCTTATCGCCATCTTCTGGCTGGTAGTCATATTCACCCGATGCGTGGTCACGGATAATCTCGGCCAAGAGTTTTAGTTCTTGCTTCATCGAGAAGTGCATACGTGCCTGAACAGCCGACATCACTTTCAGGTTGCGCTCGATCAATGCGAGGGTTGTACCCACCGGAGCCTGTGCCGACATATCCGAGACTTTCATATCCGGCGTAGCCGCAAAGCGACGGGCTTCCTCAGTGATAATACCCAAGAGCTGCAACAGCGACTGACTTGGCTCCTTGTATGGGAGCGGCATGATGTTGTCACGCAATGTACCAGAGGCTACGTCAACGTCCCTAAACTCCCCCGGTGAAATCGGCGTATCGTCACCCTTAATACGTAACCCACGGGTCTTCATACCACCGGGCAGGTTTGCCAACGTACCGGCATCAACTAACTGACGTGTAATCGCCGTGGCTGACTTAGCGGAGTTACCAACCAAGTGCACCAAACCAAAGCCATACGAACCAAACCCCGGCACATACTGGTAGTGCACAAAGAACTGATTCGGACGCTTGTACTTAGTCTGTGCGGCTACATCGCCCTCAGTCTTATCTGGCACGGGGTCATAGTTACGACGGATAGCCAACACATCACCGGTATCTTTCAGGATTGTCACTACATATGGCAACGGGATCCCCGTGGGCTCGCCGTTTTTATCCTTATCTTCAAAGCCCGGTAGTACGAGCTCGACGTGCATCTCCAACAGCAAGTGCCTGTCATCGTACGTTGCGCTAAATCCGGTCTCGTCATCTTTGGCACGTTGAACTGAATCTGGCTGGAATGACGGAGCATCGTTAATATCGATGTCGGTGCGGTAGAACTCTGACTCTTGTAATTTGATCAGGTCGTTCTTGCTCTTACGCATACGGTGCGTAATGCGCTCACATGTCGAGATATCCGAAGTGCCATACGGCAGGATTACGTCTTCGGCCGGGATAAAAATCGATACTTGGCGTCCCAGCGTGGGATCATAATAAACCTTCTTAAACGCGCTACCGGCGATCGGCAAGTTCCACAGCATTCTCTCGTGCTCAGCACGATACTCTTTCATGACTTCTGTCAACTGATAATTCATATCAGCCTGAACACGCTCTGCGGCTTCTTGCTTCTTACGGGTGTTCTCACCGATAATCTTTGTGCGTACTGGACCACTGGCCGGGAATGTCTCCATAATGGCTTCCGCTTGGAATCTCACAGCAGCTTCAGCGATCATCGGGTGGTGTACACCGCAGGCACCCTCCCACGGTTCAGTACGCTCTTCATACTTCAAGCCAAGTAGCTTGATGCCTTCGGTATAGGTTTCTTCCCAGTCTTTACGTGATGCAATGTCATTGTCATATGCATGAACCAAATCACCCGAGAGCTCCGCCAAGGCGCGCTCGTCCATGTACTCAGCCAAGTTGGCATCAAACGGCACGTCACCTTCAGACTCTTCACCGGGAATAATTGTGATCTCAACAGACCCATCGTCTAGCATGACCATCTCTGGGTCAACAATCTCGATCTCTAGCTCCTGCTCGGGCATATCGCTGTCGAGTCCTTCGGGTGCGGCGTATAAACCTTTCTCAATAGACATCATCAATCCTTAATAGTAAGCCGCTTTGCGGCGGTATATATGTTCGTCAGGTTCATCTGAGTCCAGCCTAATAAACCCACCATTCCTGAATCTGGCTAGTGCCATACTCGTGCAGTCAACCATGTCGTCATGATCCGACGCTGGAAAGCTTGCTACCTGTTCTACAACTTCTTCGGCCCACTTTCTACCTGCTGGGTACCACACCATCCCAGACCTAACAATATCTGAAACAGCGTTGATACGGGCTATTTTATCCCCAGTGCCCCTGTGTGGCACAAATTCTTGCACCGGAATGCCCATCCGGCGTAGTTCTTGGAAGAGTGGGGTACCCGAAGACTTCTTTTCCACAATGAACGAATCTGGTTGCCAGTCCTTGTACTCCCGCAGTGCCAACTCTTTCAACTCAGGAAACTCAACGCGCACATTTATGGCGTTTAACAACATAATGTGGCTGTTACCGTCAGTTAAATAGTCATCACTGAACACGCCCCACGTTAATAGTGCGGTAAAGTCCGAACGATTCTTGGCTTCTGCTGCCGCATCAAGCGTCATGATGATGTATTCGCACGGGGGTGGGTCGTCTTTCTCCCATTTCTTCCACCATTCACGCTTAATTAACGCGCCTTCCTCGGCGGTGGGGTTCTGTTGGTACTGCGCGTTCCACTGGAACAGCGGCATGGAAGCTTTTGGGCGGTGCAGCGCGTCTAAATCAAAGAATTCTGGCCACAACGCCTTCTCGTCGTCCGTATTTTCGTTAAAAATCGCCGGGAACTCAAAGAAGTGGTACTGGTCAGTACCCTCAATACGGGTCATATCCTTGGCTAAACGGCCAATTAAGTCCGACGGGTGCCATCTCGTGTGAACAATCGCAACTTTACCCTGTGGCATAAGACGTGTACGGGCACCGTACGCAAACCATTGGTAAGCTTTCTCAAAGACTTCGTAGTTACCATTCAAAACATCTTGTTCTGAGAACGGATCATCTACAATCAGGAAGTGTGCACCACGACCAGCCAAAGCTGCGCCCACACCACAAGCGAAATATTCACCACCTGAGTTGGTATTCCACCTACCTGCACTCTTTGAGTCGGCTGACAAGCTAACCGTGGGAAAAACGTCCTTATATGACGGGCTATTGACCAGATTACGCACTTTACGACCGAAATCCACAGCCAAATCAGCCGTGTGGGATACCATCAGCACCTTCTTATCGGGGTTTCTACCTAGGTACCATGCCGGGAAAAAGATCGAAACGAGCTGGGATTTGCCATGACGAGGGGGTACAGACACCCCAATACGGTCTTCATCACCGCGCTCCATGGCCATTAACAAGTCAGCAAGTCTTCTGTGGTGCTTCCCAACCTTATAGTTAGGATCCATGTGCTGGCAAAAAGCAATCAAGTCATCGAAACAACGCTTGGATAGAGCTCGTTTTTGCAGGATGTCTGCAATCTTTAAGATCTCATCTTGTTCTTCAGGCGATAAGTTCTTCCAACTCAGTCTCGTGGAAGTCAAGATCAATCATAGACCCAGCTCCTCACTGACAGAGATAGCAACAGGTTCCGGTATCTCGTGTGCCTGCACATCTACAACACGTAGTTTCTCCAACTTTTCACGTAGCTTGGCCTTCAGGTCATCAGTAGACTGATGCGTAATAGTTACCTCTGTCCTGTCTGTGAACAACCCAACATCGCTGATTTTACCCAGTAGCTCCAACGCCTTTAGGCGCACACGGGCATCAGGGTTCTCAGTCTCCATGATCAGCTTATTAGTAACTAGATGCCGGATCTCACTAGCCTGCTGGGCAACCAGATGGCCGAATTCATCGAGAATAGTTCTTGTTTGCACTAGTGTGGCTGGGGTTAGCTTGGCTAGATTAGTATGCTTGGACTGCTTATTGATTTTTTCAGGATCTTTGGCATATGCCATGGCCAATGTGGCCGCAGCTTCCTTGTCTTCATCTGTGGGGTCTATATCTAGACCATGCTCTTCTAAGAGCTTAGCGGTTTCGCAGGCGGCAATAGCACCCTGACGCAGATCCTGTATATCCACATCATCGGTTAAAGGCACCCCAATATCAGGTGTTAGATGCATTGTCATTTGTTTTCCTGCGCGATACCTGTTGGTACGTTTGCACGTAGTTTACGTGGTGTGTTGAATTTTTGCAATATATTAAATTTTTATGTGGGGGGTACCATTTTTGGTACGTGGGGGTATTCCTATATTGAGGGGGTGGGGTAGGCTAAGTTGGGTTTAAAAATAACTAGGCAAAAACAAAAAATAATACTAAGCCGGGCTTAAAGTAAATCTTAGGAAAAGTAATTATTTGTGGGGAATAGTAATACTATAGAGCGCGTCACGCTAACTGTGTACAGGGGGGTCGGGGTACAGTACGCCAAGCCGAATCGAGTTGCAACCACGTTTCGCCACATCAACAGCGTCAACAAAACCCCACAAAGTTATAAAGTTTATAACCAAACTGTAAACCCCTTGACAATACATACCATAACATCCTATAATTCAGTTGTGGTCGCAATGATGCGCCACATTACACTAGGAACTATCTATCATGAAAGCAAATACACAATCAGTAATGATCACAACAGAGATCAGCAAAGCCGTATCCGATGCAGTTAAGGCTAATGAGAAAACCAGTAAACAGTGGGTTTTTGCCGCTGACATGTTAGCCGGGGCAGGTGTTGAACCCGAGATGTTATCAGGTAAGACTAAGATAGCCGATGTCGCTGAGCCTGTTAGAGCATCGATCGTACTAGGTTTCACCGAGAAAGAGCGTAAGCTGTTAGCAGGTGACGCTAAGGCAATGAGTGACACTCAGAAGGCTGATCGCAAGGTAGCACAACAGAAGATCGGGGTTTACATTGCCTTGATTCAGAAGTATCTACGTGGTGACAAAGAAAAGAGTGACACTAAATCAGTCGCTGAGCGACTCAAGATCATGCTCGAATCGTGCGAGAAAATGGTTCAGGCTGATGAGAAACCCGCTGGATACGATCCAGTGATTATGGCTAAGTTGATCGGCCAAGCAATCGCAATCATTAAGTAACATCCCACCACACAGCCCCGCCTAGGCGGGGTTTTTTTTTCGCCTA